TTAATTTAACTATACCAACAACACTCAACGAGATAACTTTAGGGCAGTACCAAGAGTATGCGAAATTAGCTGATTTAAGTGAAACAGACTTACAACTAAAGACCATTGAGATATTCTGCAACGTGCCAGAGTTAGTGGTTAGAAATATGAAAGCCACAGACATAGTAGAGATATGCAGTATTATAAATGGTATGTTTGACACAAAGCACCAGCTTATAAGTATGTTTAAAATGAATGGTGTTGAGTATGGCTTTATACCAAGCCTTGAGGATATGTCTTTTGGCGAGTATGTAGACCTTGATACTTTCATAGGGGATAACGATAATTTGCACAGAGCAGTAAACGTACTATACAGACCCATAGAACACAGAAGCGGAAGCAGATACACCATAAAAGACTACGAGCCTAACAATAGCGAGCTGGCAAAAGATATGCCTTTAGATGCTGTACTTGGTGCGGTGGTTTTTTTTTACAATTTAGGCAAGGACTTATCGATAGCTATGCTGAACTCTTTGGACAAGAAGAACGAGGAGATTTTAGCGCAGTATCTAACTTCACAGCCAAATGGGGGTGGTACAACTCAATCTATGGGTTATCTAACGGAGATATTACAAAATTTGAACATATCACTAAATTAGGTGTACACGAGTGCTTAACATACTTAACATACACAAAAGAAAAAAACGAAATAGAAGCAAGACAAATAAAAAGTAAATTTAAATAGCATAGAATGAGCCAGACTGGAATAAGAGGGTTTTACCTACTAACAGAAACAATAAAAGACCAACTACTTGGCGATGTAAATGTAAACACAGTTACAACTGGCGATATATACGACATTGATTTAGCAAAGCAATCTATATTTCCATTAAGCCACATTATAATAAACAACGTTACAACACAAGAGCAAACGCTAACGTTTAATATTAGTGTATTAGCAATGGACATAGTAGACGAAAGCAAAGAACCTACTACAGACGTATTTAGAGGAAATAACAACGAACAAGATATATTAAACACACAATTAGCAGTTTTAAACAAGTTAGTAATGGTATTAAGAAAAGGCACACTATATAGCGACCAATACCAATTAGATGGCGATGCAACCCTTGAGCCTTTTTACGAAAGGTTTGACAATCGTTTAGCTGGGTGGAGTGCTACGTTTAATGTGTTTGTTAAGAATGATATTACAATATGTTAGCAGATAAGTATTTAAGGGATGAACTTAATAAGTTTGCTAAATACGTTATACAGCAAAGTAGAAGTAACTTGACTAAAGGCAAAAAGAACGCTTCTAAAGAACTTTATAACAGTCTTGGGTATGACATAACACAAAAAGGTTCAACTACGTCTATGGGCTTTAAAATGGCTGATTATGGTGTGTTTCAAGACAGAGGGGTAAGCGGTAAAGAAAAGAAATACAATACACCTTATTCCTATACAACTAAAATGCCACCAAGAAAAGCATTTGACAAGTGGATAGTTAGAAAGGGTATAGCACCAAGAGGCAAAGGAGGTAAGTTTTTAAGCAGACAAAGTTTACAATACTTAATAGCAAGAGCAATATATAAAAAAGGAATAAAGCCAAGTTTGTTTTTTACAAAACCATTTGAAGCAGCGTTTAAGCGTTTACCAGATGATTTAGTACAAGCATACTCAATAGGATTAGAGAAACAAATACAAGTAAACATAAACAAGAAATGAGCAAGATAAACGCAAGAAGCCCATATTACATAAACATTTCAGCAACTAACTTAACACAAGTAGACTTGCAACTTTACATATATACTGGTACTAAAAATGATGCAACGGATAGAAGTGCTGGTGCGTTTTTTCAATTAACATCGTTTGCAGTTGGTGTGCCTTCTGGGTTTTCATCTGTTACTATTCCAAGAGTAACTTTTGAGATTAGCGAATTGGTTAGAGATTATTTACTACAAACTTTTAATGGGGATTACGCAACTGACATTGTTTGGGTAGATTATAGGTTTAACAACTATATTAGTGGCTCTCCACAAGGATACACAAGCTACACTAATTTAACTGGGTTTGATGGCTATGGCTTTTATGAAGATGGTGCGCAAAATCAAACAACATCAATAAACAATCAAGGGCTATTACAGTCAAACACAAAGGTTGTAAAGTTAGACGACGCACCAGCAGTAATACCAGTTGATACATCAACAACCACACAAGTAACATACGAACTTAACGGAGAATTAGTATACACTAAAGCAATAACAAGTAGCAATGAAAACGATGAGCAAATAGAATACGTTACAAACACTATAAATGGCTCTGATGAGTTTGAGGATAGAGTTATACAAGATGGTGGTACGTTTGAGGGTAGCTCTTGTTTAGAGCAGTTTGCTAATGACTTTACTTTATTTGACTTTGATACTATTTATGTAGACACTACTGATGGAGTAATAAAGCTAACAGTAGACAATATAGAGGAGTGTAAGTATGACCCATATAAAGTAACGTTTGTAAATAAGTTTGGTGCATTACAAGACCTATGGTTTTTCAAAAGAACTAACGAGGTACTAACTACTAAAACAGAAAAGTTTAAACGTAATATAGTTGTAGGTGGTTCTTACGATACAAGCAGACACCAACAAAAGATACTTACTAAAAACGGAAGCGAGAAGCTAACTCTAAATACTGGTTTTTATCCAGAGGAATACAACGAGGTATTTAAGCAGATGCAGTTAAGCGAAGATTGTTGGATTGAGATAAACTCACAGACACTACCAATAAACGTAAGCAGTAGCAGTCTAAACTATAAAACACACTTAAACGACAAACTAATAAACTACACAATAGAGATAGACTTTGCTTTTGATACTATTAACAACATACGATAGATGCAGATAATAGAACTATACATAAAAGGGTATAATAGATTAGAGGGCGGTATTACTGGGTTTGCATCTAATAAACTTGTAGACAATACTGGTATATTTAATACAAGCGTGAGTGTAGGAGATATTGTCACTAACAAAAGAACACATCTAACCGCATCAATTACAGCTATTGATAGCGATACGCAGTTAAGCCTTTCTGCTGATTTATTTACAAGCCCTAATACAGACCAATACATAATTGAAAGCGATTACTTTAGAGCAGACTTGTTTGAGGATGAAAGCATAACTATAACAGACACCTTACTAAACCTTAAAGACATAGGTAAGGTGTTTACCCCTTTCAGTCAGCAGTTTAATCTACCAGCTTCTAAAACCAATAACAAACTATTTAGACATTACGAGAAACAAAATGTGCTTAACAGTTTTGATGCACGATTTAAACACGATGCTATAATAAAGCTGAACGGAATAGACTACAAAAAAGGTAAGATACAGTTTAAAAGCGTAACATTAAAAGACAACAAGGCACACGCATACAAGGTAGTATTTTTTGGCGATGCAGTGGTATTAAAGGAGATTGTAGGCGATACAACGCTACAAGGCTTGATATATGACAACGCTTATAATTTTACATATAACCAAACAAACATAGAGAACTTCTTTACTGCTGATTTAGCTACGCTAACATCTACTTACGGAAGCGATGATATAATAGTGCCTAATATACACCATAGTAAAAATATGCGCTATTCTACTGCTGATGGTTATGAGGATAGCATTACTGATACTGGACTTGTTTATACTGACTTAAAACCAGCTATAAAACTAAAAGCTATTATAGAGGCAATAGAGAGAACGTATCCAGAGTTAAGTTTTACTGGCTTCTTTAAGACTTCAATGTTTTTTAACTTTTATATGTGGATGCACAAAAATGAGGGTTATGTAACTAATGCAAATCCAGATGGCGCTTTAAACATTTCTGTTAACAGATTTAGAAACCAAGACGATGAGGACCCAAAATATACTTATACTTCTGGTCCTATTGGCGATGTAAGAACTTTGTATTTGTTGCCTTATTTTAATGCAGATGGAGTAAGAAATCGTTATAATGTAACGCTATCAATAACAACATCAACTGCAGAGAATTATACTGTAAGAATAAAAAATGGTGCTACTGGGAATTTGATTACATCAAGAGAATTTACAAACCAAAGTGGAACAGTAAATATTCAAGAGGAGTTTAGAAACACAAGTGGTGTTTTTGGTAGCAGTCCAAACAATCTTGATTTGTTAGACTTAATTATAGAGATAGAAAGTGAGAATACAATAACAATGACACACACGCTTTCTGTTGAATATGAAAGAAAACCACAAGGCTCTGGAGCATACGTCACACAATGGACTGCTAACTATACACCTACAAACCAAGATGTGCTAAACACTTTTGAGATAAGTAGACAAATGCCAGAGATGAAAGTAATAGACTTCTTAAGCGGATTGTTTAAGTTCTTTAATTTATTGGTTTATAAAGATGGCGATAATATAAATGTAGAGTTAGCAAAAGTATACTATCAAAACGAAGATGCCTACGACATTACAAAGTATGTAGATATGGAAAAGGCAACTGTAGATAGGCTTTTTCAGTACAAGAAAATGGACTTTAAATTTAAAAGCAAAGAAAGTTTCCTTGTTCAGTTTTCAGACGAGATACAAGGTGTGCCATTTGCAGAAGAAGATTTTGGCGATGACAAATTTGATGGCGGTACTTATACAGTAGAATTGCCTTTTGAAAAGATGATGTATGAAAGGCTAACCGACACAGACAATAGTTTAACTCTTATTGGTCAAGGTGCATTTTTAAATAAACAGTTTGAGCCTACCATTGGAGAGCCTTTAATATTTTCAAGTTTATATCAATCTAATGCAGATAGTGAACTAACAATTGGTGGTAGTGCGCCAAGTAATTACAGACGTCCGAGTAATGTTACAGCAATAGGGGAATGGGGTTATAATAAAAGATTGCAGTTAAACTTTGGATTAGAAGCTGATGAGTTTCTACAAGAAACACCAACGTTAAGCACTAACTTATTTGAGGATGGTTATTTTGATTATGTACAGACAATGTTTGACCCAGCGTCAAGGTTGTTTAAATACACCGCATACTTACCCTTAAGCATATTACTAAAGCTACAATTAAAAGACAAATTAGTAATAGCAAACAACGCATATAGAATAAACAGTATAAAGACAAATCTACTAACCAATAAAACAGAATTAGAACTATATAACAGACAAGAGTTTGTAAGTCAAATAAACAACAGTCAATTCGCTTATTTAGATAGGGTTGCTCAAGTTACATCTCCATCAAAATCTTCAACTGCTATTAATTTAAGCTGGACTGCGGTTACTGGTGCAGTTGGTTATGATGTTATTTTAAATGGTGGCGTATTTGGAACAGCTGTTGTCACAAGTGTAAAAGTAACGCCTTTAGAACCAGATACAACTTATACATTAGGGGTAAGAGCAAAATACAACATAGATGGAAACGATGCTTACTCATTTGATACAAGTATAGTAGTAACAACAGACCCACCTCCAGTTGCACTTGCAGAGGATGGAGATACATTAATAACAGAGGTAGGAGATACAATAATATTAGAATAATGATAAAACTAATTTTAGACAGCTTAAAATACGCAAACGGAGAAACAGAAAACATCCGAATAGCACAAGGTAAACACAAACTACCTACAACACTAAAAGAGGGTTACAAAGCACTTAAACAAGAAATAAAATGGCAATAGAGAAAACAGTTAATATTAACGTAGATAGTAAAGATGCTGTTAAAGGCATTGAAAACATTAACTATGAACTAAACCAAGTAGACAAAGGAGCTGCTAAAGCTGAAAAAGGAGTAGGTGGTATATCTAAAGGTTTTAAGGGTTTAGGTACAGCTATTAAGGCTGCTGGTATTGGTTTAGTCATTGCTGCGTTAGGTAAACTTGCAGAGATATTTATGCAAAACCAAAAGGTAGCTGACTTATTCAATACAGCATTTGAGGCGGTTAGTATTGCGTTTAATGACTTTGTTGGTTTTATTGTAGATAATAGCGGTGCGGTTATAGACTTCTTTAAGGCAATATTTGAAAATCCAGTTGAAAGCCTAAAAAAGTTAAGTGCTGCTATTAAGGCTAATTTTATTGAAAGACTTAATAGTGCTATAGATACATTAGGTTTTTTAGCAAGTGCAGTAAAGAAAGTATTTAGTGGTGATTTCGCTGGTGCTTTAGAAGATGTTAAAAATGCTGGCAAAGAAAGTATAGACGCAATAACTGGTGTAAATAATACTTTTGATAAAGGCGTAGAATTTGTAGAAAAAAACAAGGATGCAATAAAAGGCTATATAAAAGAAACAATAAAATCTGCAAAAGCAAATGTAGAACTTGCTAATTCAGCAGAGTTAGCAGCCGCACAACAATCCTTACTTGTAGAGAAATACGATATACAAGCCGAGCAGTTACGACAAATACGAGATGAAGAACGTAATAGTATTGAGGATAGAAGAAAAGCAAATGACCAATTATTAGAAGTATTAGCAGAGCAAGAAAAAGCAATGTTAGCCCAAGCTGATGCTCAATTGAGGTCAGCACAAGCAGAGTTAAACAAAAACGCATCCATAGAAAACCAAGTAGCATTAACAGAAGCACTTGCAAACAAGCAAGGTGTGTTAGCGCAGATAGAAGGCTTTAGGTCAGAACAAAAAGCAAATGATTTAGCTTTAGACAGAGAGGAAGTAGAACTAACCAACACTAAATTAGAAAGCGAAAGCAAACTATCTATTGAAAGACAAAGATTTAACGCAGAGCAAATAGAAGATGAGGTTAAAAGGTTAGAAGCCCTTAAACAAATTGATTTATTAGAAGCTGAACAAGAAGCAATAAGATTACAAGCTATTGTAGATAATGCAAACGCTGGCACACAAGCTAAAATAGACGCACAGATAGCCCTTGATGAGTTTACGGAACAGTCAAGGCAAACTAATTTACAAAGAGATACAGAGTTAGAAGATGCCAAGAAAAAATTAGATGATACAACTGCTGAAGCTAAAATGAAAAACGTTGAGGCAATTAATGGTGCTTTAAATGGTTTGAGTGCATTAGCTGGCGATAACGCAGAGGCACAAAAAGGCATAGGGATAGCACAAGCAATAATAGACACATATACTGGTGCAAACAAAGCCCTTGCACAAGGCGGTATAGCTGGCCCAATAGCCGCTGCTGGTATTATAGCTTCTGGTTTAGCAAACGTTAAGACTATTATAAGTACAAAAATACCAAAGCCAAGTGGTAGTGCTGCTGGTGCTGGCGCACAAGCGCAACAACAACCACCATCATTTAACATAGTAGGCGCAACAGAAACAAGCCAATTAGCACAAGCAGTAGGAGGACAAACACAACAGCCAGTACAAGCGTATGTAGTAGCTAATGATATTACAACAGCACAGAGTTTAGAGAACAACATTGTAGAGGGTGCAACGATTGGAAGCTAAATACAAAAAATAATTAAAAACATTATATAATAGTATGCGGATAGTAGAACTAATTTTAGACGAAGAACAAGAAATAGGTATAGAAGCTATTAGCGTAGTGGAAAACCCAGCAATAGAAGAAGATTTTATTGCACTTAAATCGCAAGAGTTTAAACTTGCAGAGGTAGACAAGGAAAAGCGTATTTTAATGGGTGCGTTACTTATTCCAAATAAGCCTATATACAGACGAAACGGAGAAGATGAGTATTATATATATTTCTCAAAAGATACTGTCTTAAAAGCCTCGCAAATGTACTTAATGCAAGGCAAACAAAACAACAGTACATTAGAACACCAATACCAAATAAACGGACTATCATTAGTTGAGAGTTGGATAGTAGAGGACAAGGTACACGACAAGAGTGTTAAGTATGGTATGGATTTGCCATTAGGTACTTGGGTAGGTGCGGTTAAAGTAAACAACGATGAGATTTGGAACGAGTTTGTAAAGACTGGTAAGGTTAAAGGGTTTAGTATAGAAGGCTACTTTGCTGATAAAATGGAAAGACCTAAAGACCAAACTCTAGGGGACTTTATGACTGATGAGCAAAAGCAAAAAGAGTTAGCAGCTATTGAAGAAGCTGAAGCAGAGTATTTATTAAGTGAGATACGAGCCATTATAAAAAGCGACAAGCGTGTAAAGGGTGGCAAGAAGATGATACTTGAAAGCTATACAGACTATCCAAGCGGTGTAAAGAACAACGCAAAGCGAGGATTAGAACTTAACGAAAAGGTAAACAACAAATGTGCAACCCAAGTAGGTAAGGTAAGAGCTCAACAATTAGCACAAGGTAAAGCGATAAGCGTAGAAACTATTAAGCGTATGTATTCTTATTTGTCAAGAGCAGAAGAATACTACGACGAGAACGATACAAAGGCTTGCGGTACGATTTCATACTTGTTATGGGGTGGTAAAGCTGGCAAGCGTTGGGCATTAAGCAAATTAAAAGAGTTAGACTTAATAGACCTTAAAGCACCTTGCCAAGATGGTTATGAGCAATACGGAATGAAAATGAAGAACGGTAGATTAGTACCAAATTGTATTCCAATTAAATGAGAAGATTTAAAAAGTTTTTTACACCAAGTAGAACAAGTCCAAAGGGTGGGCGCAGAGCTTGTTTATGCAAGGATAACACCTACTCTATAAAATGCTGTGATGGTAGTTTAAGGGCGCAAGGGATTGGTAGTACAGTCGGACAAGAAACAACACCGCCAGAAGGTAGCTACGGATATAAAATACAACGCTGTGGGCATAGCCAACAAAAACACGTTTGGAACGGAGAAGAACTAACAATAGGTAATGTATATTATTTTGATTTAGTACACGATGGACACGATGGGTGCTATACTGTTTTGAACAGAGATGATGAAACAAGTGGCTTTGAATGGCAAAGCGTTACTGCTTATGATAATTGTACAACTTGTGAAAATGCAAATTAATTAAATAAATATAAAAATGAGAAATTACAAAAACGCTTTAAAGCATATTAACAAAGAAGAACTATCTACACAAAAGATTGAGTTAGGTATTTTTGATGATATTGAAAAGTTAAAAAATAAAGCATTGTCAGCAAGTAAACAAGCAGAAAAAAACATTCTCGGTGCTTTGTCTGATTTTGCAGATAGTACATCAGCATTAGAACAAGCAATAAAGTTCACAGAAGATGGTAAGCAAAAAGCTAAAGAACTTGGTGCAGATGAATTAGTTAAACGCGCTGATACAATAAAATCACAATTTGAAAAGATTTTAAAAATGCATAGAAGTAACATATCTGACTTACGAAGCGTAAGAGGTAATATTTAAAAATGCAAAATTAATTTTTAACACTTATATATTAATATGAACACGAACGATATGATTAGTAAAATCAAAGATGTTCTAAACTTATCCGAAGAAGTTAAGTTAGAACAACAAGCGTTAGAGAACGGTGCTGTTTTAGAAGCAGAAGCGTTTGAAGCTGGTAACGAAGTATTTATTGTTACCGAAGATGAGAAAGTAGCTGTACCAGTTGGAGAGTATGAGCTTGAAGATGGTAAAATACTTGTAGTAGCAGAAGAAGGTCTTATTGCTGAAATTAAAGAAGCTGGCGCAGAAGAAGCACCAGAAGAAGAAGTAGAAGCAACAGAAGATGTAGTCCTTGAAGAAGAAAAAGAAGAAATGGGCTATGCTACTAAAGAAGAACTTGCAGAGGTTAAATCAATGATTGAGGAAATCAAAGCAATGTTAGAGCCTAAAGAGGACTTAAGCGCAGATGAGTTAGGAAACCTTGTAACAGAGGAACTATGCAAGCACGAAAAAGTAGAGTTAAGCGAAGTACCAGAAGAAGTACAAGCAGAACTTAACGAGCCAGCAGCCGAGCCAATCAAAGCTAACCCAGAGGTAAAAGAAAACCTATCTAAATTCAGTATCTCACAAAACAGAAGAATGAGTACATTGGATAGAGTAATGGCAAAATTTAATTAATAAACAACTAAAAACTAAATAAAATGAGTGTATCAATTACATCAACTTACGCAGGCGAATTTAGTGGCAAGTATATCGCTGCTGCTTTATTATCTGCTGACACATTAGACAAAGGCAATGTAACAATTATGCCTAACGTTAAGTTCAAGTCTGTTATCAAAAAGGCTTCAACTGACGACATCGTAAAAGACGCTACTTGCGACTTTCAAACTGGACAAGGGACATTAACTCTTACAGAGAAAATCCTTCAGCCAGAAGAATTCCAAGTAAACCTTGACATCTGTAAAAAA